GCTATCGCGCGTCGGTCCGAGGTCGACGATATCGGTGATTAGCTCCGCGACATTGCGCGCGTGTCCAGCTCTCGCCGGGCAATCCATCCGTGACGGGCAGTAGCGACAGGTTTCTGTCGCTGGAGCCCATTGCTCGCCCGGTCGTTGGATCCTGCGCGCGAGCGCTGACTCCCATTGGTCGAGGTAGTCTGCCGTGACCATATCGTGTTGCCACGTGCCGGCCCGCACGTGGACCTCGAAAACGTCGATATGACCGCTCGTCGGGATCCCGATATCCGCGCGGAGCGCCGATGCGTACGCCGTGAGCTGGTGCGGGTGAGGGCGAGTTGATTGCCCGAACTTCCAGTCGAGGATGCTCGCGTGGTCGGGCCCGTAGGAGATAAGGTCGGCCCTGCCACGTACCAACGCTGATCTAAGGTCCTTCTCAAACTGGGGATTCGGGAAGTTGTCGCGCAGGGCCGACCAAGCTCGTCGAGCCTCTCCGACCAAAAATGTCAATGAGTCGAGTCCTACGCCGTGTGTATCGGCGATTTCTTCACATACGTCCACGTGATTCGCTCTACAACTCAGTATCTTTTCGATGGCCGCGTGCGCGGCAGTCCCCTCCATAGATGCCTCGGACGGCGGGTTGTACGGGTGTTCGACGCGCAACAGCGCCCCCGAGCATGCCATTACCGTGTCGCAGAATGAGCAGTGTACTTTCATTTTCGTATCCCCAGTTTTTCGTTTACCGATGCGGCCTATATAAGGTAGATAGGTAATGCTTGTAAACACGAAAGGAGCGGCGCTGTGCGATTGGGAGAACGAGTACGAGAAACGCGGCGCAAGCGCGTGCTTTCGCAGCCGGAGCTGGCGCAACGAGCAGGGCTAACAGTGACTACCCTCAACGGTATCGAGACCGGGCGCGTATCGAGACCGCGCCCGAGGACGATAAGGGCCCTTGCGTCGGCGCTAGAAGTGCGGGCAGATTGGCTCGTATTTGGTTCAGACTTCCGAATCTAGGGGAGAAGCGGGCCATGCACGGCCCGCTCCGGGACTCGCGCAGCGGTGGGAGCTGCGACGCCGCTAATCAGCGCAATAGAGTATCCTGCGGATATCCAGTGCGCAAGCGAGTCCCGCATCAATCGCGCAGCGACGGGACAAAAAATGGACTTTCGGATCAAGGTCGGGTTCTCGCATCACCCGAAAGTGTCGAGACTCTACGCCGAGTTGGGGGCTGACGCGGTCCTCGGGCTTATCGGTCTGTGGGAATTCTGCGCGACGTCGAGGCCGGACGGAGACCTCTCCGGCATGTCGGATCTCGATATTGCTTTGGCCTCAAATTATCGCCCGGCGTATGGGCCTGACGGTGCGTCGCATGCGGTCGCATATGCGACGCATATGCGACGCATAGGCCTTTTAGCAGGTGCGTCAAAAAAATTCAGGATTCATGATTGGGCCGAGCATAATCCGTATGCTGCGACGGCTCCGAAGCGCAGACAGTCGTCGCGCATTGCGGCATTGATTCGTTGGCATAAAAACGGTAGGCATTCTGCCCCTGTAGACGATTGTCCCCTTTGTCAGAGAGCGAATAATGACGCGGTGCACGATGCGAGTCGCATTGCGGTCGCATGCGACCCGCAATGCGGAAGCATGCAAACCGCAGTGCGTTCGCATTGCGACCGCACTGCCCCAGTTCCAACCCCAGTTCCACTACCAATCCCTCTCCGTGCGCATACGCACGATGGAGGTTCCGGCGACGGACGGAGCGAGCCCGACCGCGATGAAAGAGAGACAAAGCGGAAAGTCAAAACATCTGAAAACGACGAGCTTGAGCTTTGGGAGCTAGAGCAGGAAGGTTTCGCGCAGCTCGGACCGCTAGGTGGGTCGTACGTCGCGAAGCTACGCCAGTATTCCCCCATCCGTCGATGGGAGTGGGATGCCGCACGCAATAATGGGACAGCCAAAAGCTGGGCCTACGTTTGCAAGGTGCTATCGGGGATCCGCGCCGAAGGCGCTGCGCCACCGCCACCCCAAGCGAAGGACGCACCCGTGTCGCTGGACAACGTGCTCGTAGAGCTGGAACGTATCGCGTCGGGGGGGCAACGTGAGCCCCATAGCGACCCGATAGCGCAAGCCGTCATCGTCCAGCGCGGAGGGCGCAAGCGCCTGGGGGCGATGGACGACCACGCGTTCCGGCTCGAGAAAGCGCGATTCAGCGATGAGTACCGACGCAAGCTTGCCGCAGCCGGCAATCGCGCCGAGGGGGTGGCCGACGGAACTGTGGGAGCATCGGCTGCGCCATTCTGACCGCCCGTGGATCCAGCTGTCGTATCTTTGGGAACGCTACCCACCCGGCGGGGAGCAACCGCCGCCAGAAGTCGCTGCGAGGGAGTCCGCGTTGCGGGAGCGTGTTGGCCTCACGCAGCGCCATCCCGACCGGGCTACGGAGAGGGCATCCCTCGCCCACAGAATGGCCCCGTGTTGCTCGCAACGTCCTTCCCCTAGGGTTGGGTGCCTATCGACGAAAAAGGCGCCGTTCTAGCGGCCCTGGCCTAGAGAACAGATAGCCGGCGCAACGACGCGACAGCGGTATCCGCTTGCCGTTCGCCGAGCGGAGTGGGCGCCCATAGTCGCGCAGCGGAATCGACCCCGGTGCGGGTCGGGGCTCGACCGATTGTTGACGTCACGTAGCCGCGGCGTTCAAGGCGCCGGAGCGCTGACGACAGTTCTTGCGCGCTCAGGGCGGCGCCAAGTTCGGCGAAGTTTTGTCGGAGGGTGCTAGTAGATAGGGGTGTTCGGGCGCGCGCCAATGTCCGCAATAGGGCTAGCCCTCGGACCGACAGTTGCGCGACGAGCATGGCGATTCCTATGCTTGTTTCGCAGCGGGGACGGCGGGTGTCCCCCCGCACACCTCGAAGATATCAGATGCATGGATATGCATGAAACGCGCAAGTTGCGCGTCGGGGACGACGACTGCCTTGAGTGCCCCTGCTGCGGTCGCCTCGCGGACCGCGTTCAGCGCGGAGTCGAATGCGCGTCCTTCGTCCGCGGCATGCATCCGGCACTCCCAGATCCCTGGCTGGCGGCATACGCACGCCCACATGATTGCGTTAGGACGCACGGGGAGCGCCTTGTCGCGGGTTGCAGGGATGAGGCCGCGTTTGCGGAGCTTTCCGATCTTGGTAGCGTACCATGCCCGATTTCCTTCCATTGGCGGGATCCCGCGAGCCGTGAGCGCTTTTGCGATAGCGCTGTCCTTGTACCCATCAGCGACCATTTCTGCGATGGCCTGAATCGGGTCTTTTTTATCGAGCTTGCCGACGAGCGGCTTCGTTGCTTTGGTCTCTCCGGTTGTGTTGGGTTGCGTTTTCTTGGCCATGATTCCGTCTCCGTGTGTGTGTTACGTCTCCATCATTTCTGCCCCTTCGTGCAGCGCTATCGCGAGGTCAGTTGCGACGTCTGGCGGTAGGGCTAGCCACGATATCGGCGTCCCGAATTCGACGACGACGTGGCCGTCTCGCGTCCCTACTGACAGCTCTAGCTCGTGTCGCGTCTCGACGGGACCGAGGGTAGAGGGTATCGATATCGGCATTGCTGTTGCGTTCATCACATGCTCTCCGTGTCTGGTATCGCAGGATATTTCGCTAGGAATTGCGGGATATAGCCCATCATATCGAAGACATCGCATACGACATCCGCACCAGCATTATCGATGATGCTAGATGCAATGGCGAAAAGTGTCTCCGTTTGCAGTCGCGCGCGAATGCAGTCAGCCTCGTGTTGTCCCCATGACTGCGCTAGCTCGTCGGGTGCCATTTGTCATTTCTCCGTTCGTGCTGCTCTACATATATAGTAGAGCATAAGTCGACCGGTGTCTATAGACACCGCGTATTTTTGACGCGGCCCCGTAAGGCGGGCATAATGGGGCCGCCATTGGACCGAGGTCAGCGACCCGGTTCTTGCACAGTCATGGTCGACGCAAGCGGTGCAGCCAACCGACAGCCGCTTGCGTCGACCTACAGTGTGTGCTCTACTCGCACATATGGGGATTTCGGGGATAGCTAGAATATGGCGACATCTCTGTCGCCATGAGCATCGCCTATCTATGCGGATGTGGCTCCATGCGCTTTGGTATGAAGTTGCGTACTCGTGCGTGTGGAGACGCACTGTCATCGGCGATTCCGACCGTCAGCGGTCAGAATATCGATGCGTACGGTGCGGGCGTCGGCGGTATTCCCTGCGTCTCGTCGAGCCGGCCTATATCCGCCCATGTGTGGCTCGGCTCGAACGTACGTGACACGGCTCTCCCGGAGATAACCAAACGAGTTACCGGCGGACTTCGATCAACTAACTTTCCGGGGGAGTCGTGGCCGTACGAGCAAAACGCAAGTCGCGCATCGTAAAGCCGCGCGTCTACGAAGAGCAGGAGCAAGAAGCGCTCGCGGCGTGGCTCAATGGGTGGCGGCTTTGGTGGTGTCACGTTCCGAACGAAACGAATGCAATGCCGAGCTATATGGCAAAACGGCGACGGCTCGGCGTACAGGCGGGCGTTCCCGACGTGCTTATTTTTGATAGACCTCCGCGCAATCCAACTTGCGCGGGCGTCGCAATCGAATTGAAGCGCGCTGACGGCGGACGTGTGAGCCAAAATCAGCAACTTTGGTTGGAGCATCTTGGATCGATAGGATGGCTTGTTAGCGTTTGTTACGGAGCGCGTGAGGCAATCGACTGGTTGAGGAAGCTGGGCTATGGTGAATAGAAAGCAGCAACGGTTGTTCCCAAGCGATAGACGTGTTTTGCAGGCCGCCGATCGTTTTGTTCGTGTGCTCATCGACGAGCTACCCGATTGCGCGGAACGGTCGACTGCGATCATGCATGCGAGGCATGCGGTCTCGGATGCTTTGCGATGCGTTCCGGTGATCATATGTGAGGGGGAGCATGTCGACGCGAAAGAAGCGTAGGACGTCCGCTGGCGCGTATGTTCGCGCGAACCGTAAACATCAGCGGTTGACGATGCGAGCGCTGGCTTCAAAGCTCGGCGTGCATTGGACTCTCGTCTCGCAATGGGAGCATGGACAGACGTTCATCAGCAAAGCATTGATCAACCCATTGTGCGCTGCAATCGGCTTGCACGCGCCGCAATTGATCGCATTCATCGACGATGATCTCAAGTATTCTGCAGCGGCCAAACATCAACGATTGCAAGACTCTGGCCCGATAGACGTGGCCGCTGCAGAATTTTCAAACGGGGGAGCAAATGAAAGAGGAACGGTCGACGGAGAAGCAACCGAATCATGAGCGGTTGACCAATGACGACAAACGCATGGCCGAGAAATTCGTTTTGCAGGCGATTGCGACGCGCAATAAATGCGCGCTCGAATACGAAGAGGCCTATACACGCGCGCTATCAGTAAGCAGTGACACGCAATTGCGCCATATCGCGATCGCGAGAGAACAATGCTACGGTTCGCTTCGTCGGTTCATTCTCGTCGACTCTATTCTGTTAAGCTCGATACTGGCGCGAAACTGGACGGCCGACGAAATGATACGCGCGATATTCGACGCATGGGTGGACGCGAATGAAAACGACGACGAAACGACGGACGACGTATGAAGCGTGGCGGGATGAAGCCATAGCTCGGTTTGGGGCGGACCCAATGGACTGGCAGTTCGTGTGTCCGAGCTGCGGGTACGTCGCGCGCATATCCGACTGGCATCGTGCCGGAGCTACGGACGGCGAAGTAGCCTTTTCGTGCATTGGGCGCGCGTTAGGCGCGCGCGTTGGGATAGGCACGGAGAAGGGCCCGTGCAATTACGCTGGCGACGGATTGCTACGATTGAACCCGGTCACTGTTGAGTTTAGTGACGGCTCTACGGTAGACTTGTTCGAATTTGCGCCGTCTCCGAAGGATATGTAATGTATAAACTCAGGACGATGGACGATCTTATTGCGGCGGAGTATAATCCGCGATGCATTGACGATGCGTCGGCAGATGGCCTCGCGTCGTCTATCGATAGGTTCGGAGATATTAGCGGCATCACGTGGAATGCTCGAACCGGGCGTATAGTATGTGGGCATCAACGCGTGGCGCAGCTCCGTAAGCTCGGGGCTCAGCTTGTAGATGGAGCCCTCCAAGTAGCCAGCGGCGACCGTTTCCCAGTCCGTGTCGTGGATTGGAGTGAGGCCGAGGAGAAGGCGGCGAACGTCTCGGCGAATAATCCGCATATCACTGGGTCGTTTAATGATGATGTTGACTCGTTGCTTGCGGAAATACGCGGGTCGATTGGGGATAACGATTTCTCAACGCTAAGGTTAGACGCTCTGTTGAGTGTCACAGACGACGAACAAGAAAGCGACAATCCGTATACAGACAAGGTCGAGTCTCCAATTTATGAGCCTAGCGATCGCTGTCCAGAAATAGGCGATTTGTACGACACAAGCAGGACCGATTCGCTTCTCCGGAGAATAGAAGAAAGCGATGTGCAAGACGACGTGCGCGATTTCTTGGTGCGCGCAGCGCAACGATATACATCGTTCAACTATGGTCTTATCGCTGATTATTACGCTCATTCTCCGAGAGAAGTGCAAGAGCTGATGGAACTAGCTGCGCTTGTGATTGTCGACTATAACAAAGCGATCGAGCTCGGGTTTGTGCAGCTATGTGAGTCGTTGTCTGATGCACGCAAGTCGAGCGAATACGATGAATAGAAACAGACGTTTCTGCGCATTCATTCTCACGGCAGGAAGACCTAGCAAAGTCCTAACGTATTCACTGCTTCGCAGGCGCGGATATACTGGCGCTATTAGGCTGATTGTCGGCGATGATGACGAAAAAAAGCACGAGTACATAAGCAGATATGGCGATGAAGTGGTTGTCTTCAGGAAGCATGACATATCGCCTATTTTTGATATCGGAGACAACTTTAGGGATTTGAATACAGTTGTCTATGCGCGTAACGCGACGTTTTGCATTGCGAAAGAACATGGGTTTACGCACTTTATTCAGCTTGATGACGATTACAGTGGTTTTGAATACAGGTTTGATAGCACCCTTGACTATGACCCATTGCGTCTAAAAAACTTAGATGCCGTGTTTTCAGCACTGCTCGATTTCTGTGATGCGTCTGGCGTTGATTCGTTGGCGATAGCTCAGGGCGGCGACTTTATCGGCGGAGGCAATGGCTCTAATGCACTGAAGATAAGGCTGTTAAGAAAATGCATGAATTCATTCATATGTAGCACAGCAAGGCCGTTTAGTTTCGTTGGGCGCATGAATGACGACGTGAATACATACGTCAGCCTTGGAAGTGTCGGAAAATTGTTTGTAACCACAACTCAGATATCGCTGGTACAGAAACAGACGCAGACAAATAGCGGCGGGCTTACAGAAATGTACGCGAAGCACGGCACGTACGTGAAGTCGTTCTACACTTTGCTTTGGCAGCCATCATCAGTTATCATTAAGATGCTTAATTCAAAAAATCGCAGGCTTCATCATCAAGTCAATTGGTCAAAAACCGTTCCAAAGATAGTCCGTGAGTATGTTAGGGTGACAGCGTAATGGGTAGCGTAAACGGCACTCGGCGTAAACGTGGACGCCCGCCAAAGTTCAGCGAGGCGATTGCGGACGAAATATGCAGGCTCGTAGAAGTCGGTAACTATCTCGAGACGGCTGCCCTCTGTTGCGGTGTCGGTCATACGACTGTTCGCAGGTGGCTACGCGATGGAAAGAGACAAAAGACCGGCCAGAAGCACGAATTTTGGACGGCGTACAAAAAGGCTGAAGGACGGGCGCAGGGCCAAGCATTGGCGCGAATACGTCGCGCTGGCGGCGAACATTGGCAAGCCGAAGCATGGTTCCTGGAACGGAAATGGCCGGACAAATGGGGTCGCCGCGAACGCCGCGAAGTGACGGGCAAGGGCGGCGGGCCGATAGAGTATCGCGACGCGGCCGCGGCGGCGAAGCATGAAATAGAAGCTGCCCTCGGGCTCTATGCTGATGACGACACGACGTCATCATGATACCGGCCATCTCTGAGGTTCAAGATGAAGAGTAGCTTCGATCATATTGTCGAGCGTGCGAGAAAAATACATCCTACGAAGGGGCCTTCTCCACGCGGTGCGCCATACGGGTACTTTGAGTTTTCGAACGGTCTTCGTGTTGTCGTTGGCTGCGGTATGGGTTGGGAACACGTCTCTGTTTCTCGGCGCGGACGAATACCGAACTGGGAAGATATGCATTGGGTGAAGCAACGCTTTTGGGATGACGATGAAACAGTCATGCAACTACATCCGTCAGAAGATCGGTATGTGAACGAATGCCGATATTGTCTGCACCTATGGCGACCGATAGGGGCGGAAATCCCGATACCGCCGATAGAACTTGTTTGACTACTATCGAACGATTGCGACGTTTGGATACGAATGAACGACGCGATGCGTTGGCTCGTTTGACACCGCTGCAAGCGCTAGAACTACGCTACGGGTGGGCTGACCATTGGGCGAGGCCGTCGCAACGCGTCCCTCCCGGGACGTGGTCGGTATGGTTGATACTCGCCGGCCGCGGTTGGGGCAAGTCGCGCGTTGGGGCTCAATTCATCGTTGACGCGGCGCAACGATATCCTCGACTTGCGATTGCCGCGCGGACTGCGGGGGACGTGCGCGACGTTTGTGTCGAAGGCGAAAGCGGGGTGCTAGCTTCGAGCCCACCGTGGTTCAAGCCGATCTATGAACCGTCGAAACGACGTCTCACGTGGCCGAACGGTGCGATTGCGACGACGTTCTCCGCTGACCGCCCCGACCAAGCTCGTGGGCCGCAATACTACGCCGGTTGGTACGACGAGCTGGCAGCATGGCGGTACTTCGAAGCGTTCGACATGTTGCAGCTTGGCATGCGTCTTGGCCGACACCCGCAGGTTGTCGTCACGACGACGCCGCGTCCGGTGCGGGCCATCCGAGACCTGATATCGTCACCACGGACGCACGTTACGACGGGCTCGACGTACGAGAACGTCGAGAATCTTTCGCCGGCATTTCGGGACTACATTGTAGAGCGATACGAGGGAACGACCCTAGGACAGCAAGAACTGCATGCCAAGATACTTGACGAAGCTCCCGGGGCGCTATGGCAGCGCGCGCCGATGCTGGACGCTCACCGCGTGCGTGAGGCTCCCGACCTTGTCCGCGTGGTCGTCGCTATCGACCCCGCCGTGACTGCCAAGCCCGGGAGCAACGAAACGGGCATTGTGACCGCAGGAATCGCGCGCACGGGGCATTGCTACGTGCTTGGGGACGCGAGCGGGATCCAAAAGCCCGCGTCGTGGGCGAGGCGGGCGATTGCTGAGTACGATACACACGGCGCGGATTGCGTGGTCGGCGAAAGCAACCAGGGCGGCGACCTAGTAGAGCAAAACGTAAGGCAAGAACGAGCCGGGATACCCGTGAGGTTGGTGCACGCATCGCGTGGCAAAGCGACTCGTGCCGAGCCCGTGAGCATGCTCTACGAGCAAGGTCGCGTCCATCACGTGGGCGTTTTCCCCGACCTCGAGGACCAAATGTGTGCTTGGGAACCCGGCGTTTCGGATGATTCTCCCGACCGTGTCGATGCGCTCGTATGGGCTATTTCTGAACTAACAGGGCATCGAACCGGCGACCGTTCGGTCGGGTTCGAGAAAGGACATGGCGCGCGATCGCGTTGGCGCTGACGTCGATACGTGCTACGCGTGGACAATGCCGACTGATAGTCAAATATTGGGGGAGTCGGTAAACCGTGTAGAGTCGCGCGCGATTGCGTTTGAGCGCGCTCTACTAGTTTGGTTGCAGCGCTTTGCGGCGTCGCTCGGTCGCCGGGAAATCAGGACGTTGCTTGGCGGCGAGCTCGCGAAGTCATCGCGCGGCGAGCTTGAAAACGAGCTACGCGACATAATCCACCGGTTCGGTTTGTCGCAGCTTCGAGACGCGCGGCAAGCGAGTATGTCTCGGGTCGCTCGGTCGTTCTCGCTGCCGCCGAGCAACCAGCGCATGCTGGGCGATGCAAGCGTTGCCCCGAACACCGTGGCCGCGTCGCTACCGCCTGAGTTTACGCAACTCGAACGCGACGTCGTCCGCTCCGTAGTCGCGCAGAAACCGCGTCCGTCGACAAAGGAAGCTCTCCGACAAATCAAGGTACGTCTCGCGCGTGAAGCTCTTGGCGACGTTGTCGTGCCGGCGCATAGCGTGTCCGACTTCGCGGCGTCGCGCGAGCCTCAAATCCAACAGATACTCGCGAGCGTCGATGCTTCGGTGAAGGATAGCGTGCGAGGCATCATCACGAGCGGGCTCACGGAAGTTCCCCAACCGTCGGCCGGTGAGCTAGCGCGGCGCATTCGCCAAAAATGGCACGGCACCGGCTCGGGCCGTGTGCAAGCGCGCATCGACGAGCATGGCCGCGGGATACTCCCGACCCAACGGCTCGAAACCGATAAGGGCGTGCTCTATGAGTTTAGTCAATCTCGCGCGGCGTTGATCGCCCGCACCGAGCTGGCGATTGCGGAGAACAGCGGGATATACCTCGGCTACGAAGCTACCGGTGTCACGCATTTGAAGTGGTTGGCGTATCAAGATGGACGGTCCGGGAAACGTCACCACGAGCGGATGAACCGGCACAAAATGGTCCGCGTCGGCGAAATGTTTACGACGCCGCTAGGGAATCGACTTCGATATCCGGGCGACCCCAATGCGCCGATAATTGAGATCGCGAACTGTCGTTGCACGATCAAGCCGTTGCGCAGGCCGTTGCCGCGACGTCGATAGGAGAGACGATGGACTTCACGCCGACAGACCGTCAGAAAATGCCGCCGCGCACGATGGAAGTCGGCCGCGCGGGCATGCGCCGTTATGGCGGATACGTTCACGAAGAATGGCTCTCAGAGCTGCAAGGCACCGAAGGCGCGAAGCGATTCCGCGAGATGGTCGACACCGAGCCCGTCCTCGCGGCAACTTTGCTCGTGTTCGAGCTACTATTGCGCCAGACCGACGTATGGGTCCAGCGCGCCGGGGACGACGCGGAGTCACATATCGCAGCGTGGGAAGTCCAGACGGCGCTCGACGACGTGAAAGGCGGTTGGGATGCGCTGTTGTCGAATGCCCTTAGCATGCTTACGTACGGCTATAGCCTCGTTGAAGTGGTATACAAACTTCGTCATGGTCCTGACGCTCCTGGCCCTTTCAAGTCGAAGTACGTCGACGGAAAATGGGGATGGTCGAAGCTTGCACCGCGATCGCAAAACAGCGTCGAACAATGGGACTTCGACGGCGACAGCGACGACGTCCGCGGCGTTTGGCAACGCTCCACAAGCGACTACAAGTTGCGATACTTGCCGATGGACAAGCTTCTCCATTTCCGGCTACGGCCGCAGAAAGACAACCCTGAAGGCTATGCACTAATACGGCCCGCATACAGCTCATACTTCTACGCGAAGCAACTTCGCTTCACCGAAGCGGTCGGTATCGAACGGACGGTCGCTGGTATGCCCACGATGGAGGTACCGCTCGACGTCTTCTTTTCGGGTGGCGACGACGAGACGACGATCAAGAACGAAATCAAGGACTTCCTGCGCGATATCCGACAGGACGAACAGCTTGGTGCTCTACTTCCGTCCGAGCTTGACGACAAGGGACAGCCCACCGGATACCGGTTCAGACTTCTCAGCGCCGGCTCTACAACGAACATCGACGTCGATAGAATCATCCGTCGGTATGAATCGCGCATGGCAATGAGCGTGTTGACGGAAGTCATGCTGCTCGGTCAAGACGGCATGGGATCCTACGCTTTGTCGAAAGACAAAACGGAGCTGTTCACCGTCGGTCTGTCAGCCATCTTGGAATGCATCCTACAGGAAGTGAACGAGCGCCTAATCCCGCCGCTCGTGCGTTTGAACGGCCACGCGCAAGAGTGCGCTCCGACGCTTGAACACGGCGTCGTCAAGGCGCCTAACCTCGGCGACTTGGCGGCGTACATCGGAGCAATTTCGGGCGCTGGACTGCTGACCCCAGATACCGCGACTGAGAAACAGGCGCGCAAGCTCATCGACTTGCCGGAGCCGTCAGGGCCGACTCTCGGGCTCCAAGCTCGCAGACAAATGGCGCAGCCGGGCACTCAAATGGGCCTATTCGATGCCCAATATTGAGACGCGAGCGCGCGTTAGGTGTGTTCGCTGCAACCGCCTATTGGCCGAGATAATTACCGCCCCATGGCGTATTACGTGCTCCCGTTGCGGGCACGTTAATCGCGTCCCCGAACCAACGCACTTGACTCGTGCGCCGATACGTGTTGGACAATCGGATAGGCGATAGCATCCTTTGTGTGTGGCCACCCGGACGTGCCCACGAACCGGACGGGTGGCCGATGCCACAGCAAACGAAGATTGCTCTACGTATCCCCGTTGTCGCGTCCGACCGCGTCCAAGGGAATATCACCGGTTGGGCAGCCCTCTCCACGGACGACAATGGCGCTCCGGTTTTCGATCATGAGGACCATTGGGTCCCTGTCGACGAGCTTGAAAAGGCGTGTCACGAGGCGTTCAAAAAAGGGCTCGGTGTCGACGGGCTCGGGGATATGCATGAGCGCGTTGGGGTCGGTGACGTTGTAGAGTCGTTCGTTATCGACGGTCACAAGCGCGCTGCGCTCGGGTTCGGGGATGGGCCCCATGGGTGGGTGATCACTGCTCATGTCACGGACCCCGATGTTCTTGCTGACGTTCTCTCCGGCGAAAAACCGGAGCTATCATTCCGCGGTTGGGGCCGCGCGAACCCTATCGGCAACGGGAAGTTCCGTATCAGCGACTTGAGACTCAATACCGCTGAGTTAGTATCCGTCGTCGACGCCGGCGCAAGCGGGAATGACCGCGTATCGCCGCGCGTCGTTTTGATCAAACGCGCCGAGCGCGCACAAAAGAAGGCTAGCGACATGACCCCAGAAGAAAGGGCTGCGAAGCTCGAACAGCTCCGTGCGAAGCTCGGCGACGAGCTCTATGCCGACATGTTGGCGATGATCGAACTTGCGGCGACACCGGCAGCCGCTTCGGAGCCCGCCGAACCAATGGATAAGGCCGACCCCGAAAAGAAGCCGGACGAAATGGCCAAGGCCGACGACAAGGCCGACGACGAATTGAAAAAGCGGCTGAAGAAGAGCCCCGAGTTTGCCGATGCGTTCGCGCGCGTCGAGGCGCAAAACGTCGAGCTATCAAAGCGCCTCGTGACCGTTCAACGCGAGGTGAAGGAACGCGAAGCGCTCGACAAAGTACGTCAGGAATACGCGCATGTCCCCGGCGCCGAGCATGCGACCGTTGCGCGTATCATGCAACGGAGCCAAGAGGCGTTGGAGCCCGACACGTACGTCGAGCTATGCAAAATTCTCAAAGCGTCATCGGACGCGGTAGAGCAATCGGAGTTGCTCCGTTCGAGCGGGTCCGGCGGTTCCGTCGACACGGGTGGATACGGCAAGCTTTCCGAGCTTGCGAAGCGACGAGCGGCAGAACAAGGCATTTCGTACGGGAATGCCTATCAAGCCGTGGCACGCGAGAACCCAGACCTTTACCGTCAGGCGCGCTGACGCTAGCGCTAACGCTGACGATGCCTAGCGTCTCTGACGCGTAGTAGGGAGGGATAGACATGGCTCACTCAATTCCGGTGCTCGACCTTTCGATGGCGGCTGCGGCCGATTATTCGAGCTACCAGTTTTACTTGGTGAAACAGAACACGAGCACGGGGCGCGCGACAGTGGCGTCGACGCGCGGTGAAAAGGTGCTCGGTGTCCTTCAAGACGACCCGGACGCCGCAGGCCGTTCTGGCAGCGTGCGCGTCTACGGCGTGGCGAAAGTCATTGTCGGCGCAGCCGTCACGATTGACGACGAACTAACCGTCGACGCGTCCGGCCGGGCCATCAAGGCGTCGCTCGATAGCGACTACGTATGGGGCCGCGCACTCACCGCAGCGAGCAACGCGGGCGAGGTTATCGCAGCTCTCGTGACGATTGGCGGTATCGGCAAGGGTACTGGCGTCGTGGCCGCGGACGGGTTTATCCCGTTGCCGCTCACGAGCGCGCGGGAAATCGCTTCGAATGATATCCAAAACCTCGCGGCCCACGGCGGGATCCTGTGTTCAGATTCCGTTCCAGACCTCGCGCGCGTCAACGGCGCGACGGACAAGGCGTTGCGGCTCACGTGGGCGGCAGGAGAACAAGACGAAATCCAATTTGCTCCGGTTCCGAAACCCCCAGACCTCGCGAGCGGGACGGACTTGTCCGTGCATATGATGCTGGCAAAGGACGCGAACACGGACACCGCCGCGGTTGTCGACGTTCAGGTTTGGGATGGTGTCGGCGACACCGAAATGGGGGGGAATACGGGGGCGTTGTCGGTGGCAACCCTCGCCGAGTATTCCGTGACGATCGCAAACGCGAACGTTGCGGCAGCGCCGGGGTTCCTGAACGTTGGCGTTGTCCCCGGGGCCCACGCGAACGACGCAATCTATTGCTATGCAGCGTGGCTAGAGTACACGCGACAGTAAGCGCTCGCGCGCTAGCTAGGATACAACGTTTGCCGGGCATTGATTGCCCGCTACATTGAAGGGAACGGCAATGCCAGGTTACCTACCAAGTTCGCGAGACGCTCATATCAATGCGGCGTTGACCGACTTCTCCATTGGCTACGGCCAAGAGATGCAAGCGCAGCATGTTGCGATGCGCGGCTCAACAGTGAAAAGGGTCGGAAAGCAAAGCGACTACTATCCCGTCTGGGACAAGGGGGACTATTTCCGGTCGGAAATGGACCTACGTTCGCCAGGTGCGGTGAGTAAAAGCGCAGGGCAACGGTTGAGCCACACAACCTATTTCTGCAACACGTACGCCCTATCGACATACCTGCCGATGCAAACGAAAGAGAATGCCGATATCGACCTCGAAGCACCGAAGGTGCGATATCTGAGCTGGCAAGGCATGCTCAAACGCGACAAGGTTTGGGCTGCGAACTGCTTCGGCACGGGGCTTTGGACTAGCAACACAGAACAAACCGGAGTCGCGTCCGGACCGACGACCAACCAGTTTCTGCAATTCGATGATTCATCGTCCGTTCCGATTGACGTGCTAGCCGGACAAATTGAAGTCGTCCGACAGTCAATCGGTATGAAGCCGAACAAAATGATCACGTCCGAAGCGGTTATGCGCTATTTGCGGCACAACAGCCAAATCACGGACCGCTTTAAGTACACGTCTGGGGGGGCGGTTGAAAACGAAGAAATCGCCCGTCTCATCGGTCTCGGTGGGCCCGACCCCGAGATTATCGTCGGCGCGACGATGGAAAATAGCGCCATCGAAGAAGCCACCGTATCAATGGCTGACGTGTTCGGGAAGCATATCTTGCTCGCATGGATTGACCCGACCCCGAACACCGACACCCCGACAGCGGTCACCACGTTCTCGTGGAGCCCGTTTGACAAGGTTACCGCGGAGGCGGTGGCAATCGACTCGTGGTGGGATCAAGACCGCAAGGCGTGGAAATATGAGGGCGAAATAGCGTTCGATGCGAAAATTACGGCGAACGATGCGGGTGTGTTCCTGCTCAACGCCGTTGCGTAACGAATCCTCCTGTTGTTGTTGCTCTCCGTGAGGCGGCGGGTCGGCTCGTAGGCCCGCCGCCGAACGGGATAGGTTGCGTGAACGATGGCGGCGCCTGAACTAGTTAACGTGCATAGCTTTTGTGATAACGATCGCACGACCTCGTTCACCTGCAATCTGAATTTTACGCCCACTGCAGGCAACGTCCTGCTAATGTGTATCAGCTACCGCGAATATTCGCGTTCTAGGCTCCAAGCTATCAGCGATGGGCAGGGCGGAAGTTGGCGTTTAGCGCATAAGCATCGCCCGTACTACTACGGCAACGTGTATATCTTCACGACCGAGATCATGATATGCGACTCGATACCGGCAGACGTTTCGGCGCTAGACCTTACGTATTGGTACGACGTAACAGTGCAAGACAGCTTAATTCACGTCATCGAAATATCCGGTATTGACGGCACGAGCGGTCAATTCTTGGACGTCATAGGGTACGGTACGGAAACGTCCTATACGCTGTCATACCATGATCGCAATCCACAGACACAACTAGCGGCGACGACCGCAGACAACCTAGCGCTATGCCTAATAGGTGCACGAGGTATCTCGGATCTCGGTAGGGATTCGACTCCGGTTTTCACCGTCGATTCACCGTGGTCGGTGTACAAAAAAGTGAATGAGTATGATCCAGTTCCGAGCACGTCCCTGCGCGACGCGTTTTACTGCTTTTCGAAAATAGGCGCGTCGATAACAGACCCCGAAACTATTACGATCAACCAACCAGATACCGATGCTGGTGCACTGACGGGTATCTTGGCTGTTTTCGATACTCCGGCAGAAGAAGAAGAAGAAGAAGAAGAAGAAGAAGAAGAAGAAGAAGAAGAAGCCGAAGAGCCGACCGAGCGTTCGATACTGACGAACATCCAAACGACGCTCGAAGGAATTACGGAAGACAACGGCTATCGTACGACAATCGACACCGTCGAGCTCGCCTACAGAACGTGGGTAAGCGCCGGTGAGGTCGGCGACGTGGTCGTCGGCATTGTGCCGATGGAATCTACCTATGAGGTCTACAATACTGGCCTCTACCGCGTACGCATGAGCGTGTTGCTGACGTGTCACATTCAAGCCACGTCCGCTAGCGCTCGCTATGATGCGATTGAAGACTTGAAGGATGATCTCATAACCGCGTTGCTGTCGGACGTCACGCGCGGCGGTAACGCAATCTGCACTACGCTCGAACGAGACGCGAGCGATATGGGCGACCCGGACACGCTGGACGTGACGGGTGGCTCAGGTACGCTCGCTCTACAATTTTTCGTCGAATACGACCGGGAAATTTCGTAGCCGGGCACGGCCCGAGGGGGAAACCATGGGAGTATCACAGAACCACGCACTGTCCCGGCTGCTCAAGTTCTATTCGAAGGTCGAGAGTGCCCAAGGGACGTTCCTCAAGCCTGCAGGAACGGACGCGGCGAAGGTCCTGAAAACCGACTTCAGTCTCGACCAAGAACGTCTCGATATCCTCGTGTCGCGTCAAACGCGGTCTCTCATGGAACGCTGCACGCGTAGAGCGACGGTGTCGTGGAGCGTGGAGTCCGAGATACGCCCATCCGGTACTGCGGGCACGCCGCCCGATATCCATCCGCTACTCTACGCGGCGTTTGGAGGATACACGAACACTCCGGCGACGAGCGACGCCTACACGCTCGCGAATACGCAAGACCATACGACGTGCAGCATGCATCGTGTGATGGACGGCGTTGTCGGAGAATGCATCTGGGGCGCTTGGTGCGAGACGTTTTCCCTCAACTTGACGGGCACGGACAAGCCGAAATACAAGTTCGAGGGCGGCGCGATGGGGTTTTCGATGTGCGGTCCGACGACGCTAGACGGCGCTGTTTCGGGGAGCGCATCAATCGACGTCGACGATCAACACGCCCTCGATACGCATTCGATCGTCCAAGTCGGCACGGAAGACAACAGCGGTGCCGGGTTCGAGGTTACGAGCGCCGCGAGTCGGCCCACGTTCACGCTGGGGGCGTCTGTGACGTCGCAAGCGGACGAGGCCGCGGTAGTGCCTTTCGGACCGACAGAAACGACGGCAGGGAGCGCGCTGTGCGGAATCATCGGCACTCTTTCACATGACGGCGACTCGTCCATCAAAGTCACGGCGCTAGACCTCACCATGGCCAACGGTTTCCGACCTGTCGATGACGAAGTCCAGAGTCAATACGTGAGCGATATCGTCCCTGGGTATCGGTCCGTCACGGGGACGATGACAGTGCGGGCACGGTACGATTGGATCCAGCATCTCTATAATCGCCGCGGGTACGCGCTGCCGGCGCTGTCGCTCGTCATCGGCGACACCGCGGGGTCGATTCTTACTGTGGCGCTCGACGACATCGAAATCGGGTTCGCCGCGCTCGACGTGCCCGAAGGCGATGGCGACGTTGTCATGAGCCTGCCGTTCACCGCGCTCGGGTCTAGTGGCGAGGACGAACTAACGCTCACGTTTACTTGAGGCGCGCATGACGTTCACTTACGACCTCAGCACGGACAACGGCAAAATCCGCCTGCAGATAGGCGACGTGTACGAGAACCAAGCCATGCTGTCCGACGAAGAAATCGCCGTAGTTACGGGCGACTACAGCAATGTGACGGAAGCAGCAATCCATTGCATCGACCTCGCGCTGGCGAAGGTTTCGAGACAAGCCGATAGCCGGTCTGCGGCCGGTCTGTCTGCGAGTAGGGGGAATCAGTTCAACCAGCTCGTAGAGCTGCAAACGCGTTTGAAGCGCAAGCTGTTCGCGTCGGCGTCGGGCCCCGTGCTCGTCGGCCCGAGTAGTATCGACGACAAGGATACCGCGCGCGACGATACGGACCGCGAAGCGTCCAAATTCAAGCGCGATCAATGGACGAACAACCAGGGCTGACGGATGGGATTAGGGAGAGTACTAGCGCTCAAAAATGCGCGGGAGTCGCTGAAAACGTTAGGCGAGTCAATCCGTCCAACGGTTTCTGGCGCCCGCGGTGCGTCTGGCGGCGGCGGGATTATCGCCGCAGCGCAGCACCTTGAAGGCACGATTCGCGAAGTCATCATGCGGACGTTCCAAGGCCGTACCGGCCAGCTCGCACGGTCCTTCAAAACGGAGTTTGTGCAGCTCCCTGACGGCACCGTGACCGCCCGTGTCGCGTCTCGGTTGGTCTACGCTGGGATCCAAGACGAAGGCGGAACGATTTATCCACGCCGTGCCAAGAAGCTTGCTGTCCCGATAGGCGCCGGCGCGCACCTCCCTGTCGGGACGTACGCACGTGACGTGCCCGGGCTGACGCTGATCAAGAGCAAGTCGGGTAACAGCATCCTAGCGAAGGTGTCGCGCGGACGTGGAGGTGTACGCGATATCAAGGCCTATTTCGTACTGAAAGACAGCGTACGCCTACGTGGTCGGCAATACTTAGCCAAGGCAGAAGCCGAAGCGCGTCCCGGGATTGAACGTATCCTCGGCGATAGCCTCAACACAATGATCAAGAGAGAATGGACGAAATGAGATTCACGACAGCGGAGAGCACCGTAGAGTACACGCCGGAATACGGCGGGAATAGGGATGAACCGTGCCCAGCTACGTTTCGGCTCGAGCCATTGAACGCCGGTGAGCTGCGGGCGCATAGACTACGGTTGACTCGCGCCGTAGACCGCAAGCGTAGTTCTGACGCGCAGGACGAAGTCAATTCCGTGCTGTCAAACGGTGTCCTGAGTTTGTCCGGTGTCACGCTACGCACTATCGGTACCGACGGGACTGTCGTCGATACCGACCTAACGAGCGTCGCTGAGTTTCTCGAACAGGCGCCAGAAAAACTCAAATTAGAGCTCTATGAAGCGTTAACCAACCCGACCAAGCTTGATGGTGGGGTCGAGGGCATACGGGGAAACTGAGAGGCGCCGTTCGTTGGGTAACGAGCGGCGACGAGTCAACAAAGTGGACTTGTGAGGCATGTTGCAACGATGAAGTATCTAATCAATTGCGACGGGCGAGAAACTGCGAGGGAGAAACGAACCCCTCCGCGGCCTGGTCGTTCGATCCGAAGCTTCGTCGATGCCCCGTGGCCCAGTATGGAGGGCATATTGCTGCTTTGCTCGACTTATGGGTTGAATGGAGGCTATTCGGTGAGACCCCGTGGGGCTCGGTTATGCGCGCGCCGCAATGGGCGGCAGAAGCCATACGTGTGTGTGAGTCGGAAGCTAGACGTTGTGAAGCCGAACGTGCGAGTCAGGGGTTGAGCGATGGCATTGCGGGAAGTTGGCATAGTCATAAACGCCAAGGACACCGCTAGCAAGGTGTTCGACAAGGTGTCCGGATCTGTGCAACGGACCGAAGTCAATGTGCAATCGTTCGGGCAAACGGCCGAAAGTTCTCTATCGGTAGCTGAACAAGCCGTGTCGTTGCTATACTACTCGCTCGAACTTGCCGAGCAAGCGGCGTCCGCCTTTCAACGCACTATCGACGACGTCATAGATTCATCCCTAGCCCTTCGTAAGGCTGGCGACCCGCTAGTCGAGTTTTTCGATACGGCTCGTTTGAATAGCGAAATGCTTTCGGCTCGTATCGGTGACGTGTTGACTCCGGTCATTGTCGGCCTAGGGAAGGCGGTTGAATGGAACGATACCACGCTAGAGCGATACCTTGTGACGAACCGTAAGATGCTGTCGCTAGGGATTGTCGAGTTCCTAGAGCGTACGGCTATGACGCTGGTCGATGGGGTCGGATGGGCATTGCAGCAAGTCACCGCGGCGTGGAATTTCATGAAAGTGACGGCGATGGACGTGCGCGCGGCGTTCGCGTACGTGTTTACTGAGATGAGCGACAGCTTGCTTGTCGTAGCCAACCAAGTCATTGCCGTCGGCAAAGTGTTTTCGAGCGACATGCTCGTGAGCGCAGGAGAGTCTCTGCGAGACTCGATACGTGAGACCGTCGACGAAATGAAGGACGCCGGCGACGAAGCGAACGCGCTTCGGACAGCAATCGAAAAGGAACAAGCCGCGTCGGAAAAGAGCATCGAACAACGCATAAACGGCATTCGCGCGCTCGTGAAGGAAGGCGCAGCGACTACGCGCAAGGTGGTCGAAGAAGCGAGAGCGTCAGAACGCGCGTTGACTCAAACGCAGATCGACGAGCTAGCGGCGCGCAAGGCAGCGGTAATATCGCACATAGACCATATTCTCGCGCAACGTTTGCGCGCTATCGAGATGGAAGAGCAACAGCGGGAATTGCAGCTTGAATTGTCCCGGATGGCGACCGAAGAGCACGCGAAAATGGAGCAGCAAAAGATACAAATGACGGAGCAGACTGCCCAGCAAATAACGCAAGCTATGGCAAGCTCGTTCGGTGCTGCGATATCTGGCGCTAAAAGCGCCGGTGAAGCGTTTCAAGATTTTGCTTCGAGCGCTGCGAACATCATCATTCAAGTTGCGATCAAGCAGATTAGCGCTGCGGCCGCGACGGCTGCCGCAGAAGCGTTCAAGTCTCAAGCTGGTATCCCTATCGTTGGCCCGCTCATTGGCGCTGCAACCGCTGGCATCGTGTTCGCGGCGGTATCGGCTTTCAAGTCCCGGTTCGCGATGGGCGGACTCGTGACGGGAGGGATACCCGGCCAAGACAGCGTACCCGCATTGCTGCAACGCGGCGAACGTGTCCTGAACCCGCAGCAAGCGAGAGCCTACGAGCGCGCCGACAGCGTACCCGCATTGCTGCAACGCGGCGAACGTGTCCTGAACCCGCAGCAAGCGAGAGCCTACGAGCGCGCCGCTAGTGGCGGGATGACGCAAAACATCAATCTTCAGACGACCGTCGTCACGACGGACCTACCGCAGCGCGTGCAACGACGTCGCCTAACGAACAACCTTGCCCTATCGATTGAGGAAGCTATCCGTGACGGGCGTATACGCATCGCAGGGGCCGTTTGATGGCGTGGTCTAGCTCTCCTCTGAGTGCTAGGGACGCTGCCGGGTATGCGGCTGGTTACCCTATTGTGCTCGCCCATAATGCGTGCCGTCCGGCGTATGCTGACTCTGTTTATTCGCACCGGTGGAATCTGACGGGCTCGTTTGCGACAGCGGACGGTTCGGCCGCAGGACATGAGCTATCGGTATGTGCCGGGGACGGTGCGACACATGTACTGTCCTATCCGTCATTGGTGAGCACGCTATGGTACGCGCTATTTGCGTTCGAGTCGCCCGGTATCGAATTTGATACGATCGCTCTTTTGAATACGAATCTCGACGAGAACATCGGATTCCCTGCGATTATCGAGGTTCAGCTCGATAATTCCTACACGTTCCCGTCCCCGACTCAGGCGAGCTACAATCTGACGTACGGTTCGGGATGGAAGCGGCTGATGTTTCTCGACACGAACCGGTATAGCGGCGTCGAATTTTTGCGCTTGCGGATTGTAGTTCCGTCGATGACCCCAGAAGTGGGTGAGGTTTTCATCGGGCGTCGTCGACAGTTGCAACAGCATCCGCGTCTTGGTTTCGATCATCAAAACTTGGTGTCGACGCGCAAGCTTGGCAGAACGCCGTCTGGCGTGCTCACGCCATATTCCCTACGGCAAGGGCAACGCGTTATGGACGTTTCCTTGCCGTGTCATCGTGACGACGATGTAGACGACATCGAAGGTCTATACGAGACCGATACGTCGTTCGGCAGCGACCCGGTATTGTGGCTTGACTCTCCAACGTCATCGTTTCGCCAAGACTTCTCTATGATGCATTTCGATCCACCCGAGCTTGTCGGTCAATACTCCGGCCCTTCAGAGCGTCAGTTCAGCTTTCGGTTAGTCGAGCAGGGCCCCGACTACATAGCGCAGGAGCAAACGTGGCATATCTAAGCGCCGAAATAAGCGCAGCGGATATCGCCCTATACGAGGCCGACCGGCCGATATTGCTCGGCACTAACGCCATGCGTCCTGCGTTTGCAGACGGAACGACGACGCACCGGTGGAATCAGACCGGGTCGTTTGCGACGGCGGATAGCTCCGCGTCTATGTACGGAGCGGCCTATGGTGGCGATGATGGGTCGCACGTGCTCACAAAGCCAGATAGCGCCCAAGCCGCATGGTACTACCTAATGGGCTTTGCTACCGGGCAGTCGTTTGATTCGCTCGTGATCATAAACCACAACCTTGGCTCGACGAGCGCGACGGTTGTCCTGGAAATCGCCGACGACAGCGCGTTCACGACGAACCTAGTGCAGCTCTGCACCGTCACGCCGAGCGACGACTCGCGCATCGTAGAGTTAGAGCTATTCCACACCGGGAGCGTGGCTAGGCTGTATTCCGGCGTTGAATACGCGCGACTTAAAATCACCTACGCAGGGACCGATACGCCGCAGCTCGGCGAAGTCATCCTTTCGCAGCGCTTGCAGCTCAGCCGGGAGCCTGCGGACCCGTACGACGTGCGCAACCTACGCGGCGAGTCGGTTCTCGTATCGTCGAATAGCGGCGTTCAAACGCGCTATGTGTGGAGCAAGGGTAGGCGACACATATCCGCCCGAATCACTGAGGTCGAGTCGTCGGGTTGGTATGCGGTGGCAGACTTTTTCCGCGACGATTGCGACTATGGTCAGCATCCGCTTGTGTGGATTGACGCGCCGTATACGGAGCCGGAAAAGGCCGCTTGGATGCATTGGGAACGCGCCGAGTTGATAGGTCCATACGACGGTCACGAGGCGCGCACGTTTCAATTTTCGCTCGTAGAGCAGGGCCCGCACTATCAGGCGCTTGAATGAGTCTCTCGCTAAACGCAAATTTTCTGTTCGCGTTCCGTCAGCATCGTGTTGAACCGCGGTGGCTCGTGCGTATTTGGTACGCGAGCGCGGCGTCTGTCGAGGTAACCAACGGCGTGATGGACGGCGCGGCCGAACGAGCGTGGCAGATAGTCGTCAGCGATATCACGCAACTTCAGCGCTCGCTCGACGTGTTTACGCGAAAAATTACGGCGGATAGCGTTGACGTGAATCTCACCAATGATGCGTTCGTTCGTAACCTGGTCCAGACCTATGGTCTAGCAGGGACGCGCGTCGAGGTATTGATTGGCGAACGTTCCCTCGCCGAAGCGGACTTCGAGAGCTATTTCGTCGGTATCTTGGACGATATCGTGTGGTCGCCAGAAGGTATTACGTTGCAGTTGAAAACGTGCGTGAGCAAGCTTCGCGATGCGAAATATACCGGATCGTTTGTGAATATGCATCCGCTTGAATGTATTTCTGAGCTGCTCGACGCGGCTGGAATAAATTCCGACCTAATCGATTCCACGTCACTTGCCTATGACGTCGACACGACGCGTTCGCATTGGGTCGTCGATAGGTCAGACAATGACCTCCATCTAGACCGGGCGATCAAAACGCCCACGCAAATAGACAAGCTCATTGATGAATTGTCAGCAATGGTGCAAGGGACACTGTTCGTCGACGAGGACGGGAAGTTTACGTTCCAGTATCTCGACTTGACGCGTTCTACCGTGGCTGATTGGACAAACGACGATGTATTTGACGTCAATGTTCGCTCGCTCTATTGCCATCGCGCGAATCAAATAATCGCCACGTCGCATGCCGTGCCGTTTGCTGGCGGCGATGACGGCGAGGACTTCACTTATCAGTATCGCCGCGAAGACATCAATGCGCAGAACGCGTTTCCGTACTGTTGGTCGGGCGGATCGTCGTCGAAGCGTCATACGCGGATGCAACGGATGGAATGGGTATCCGGGTCGTGTGCTAAGGTCCCTGGCGCGTTTGGAAACCCCGGCGTAGGGACCACGGTCAAGCTCACTCTCGCGTCGGGTGCAGGGTACGCTATTTGCGGAACACGATGGCCGAGTTTCCCGGGTGTAGCGCAACCGGCTAATTCTAAGGTTTCGGCAACGCGTTTGCTGTACATGCTTATCGAGGACGAAGTTATCTCGTTCGACCAACTGACATTCGACACGACGCGAACGCATCGCTTTCTGACGATAGACGATGGCGAAAGCGGTTCGCCGTGGACTAATTTAGCCGCGTGGCTCGATAACAGCTATGTGATGCCAATCGAATGCACCGCGCGTGTTGCAGCGAGAGACGTGTTCGGGACTGCCACGACGACAAACCACAGCACGTTGCGTCCAGGGACGCGAGTACATCATTTGTTCGACGTTACGATAGCGACCGACGTCGCTAGCACGCAGCTTCGCAGGTTCGGCAATGGCGCTCCCGTGGTAGAGCTTCGCACGTCACTTGAGCAATACGCGGTGCAGCTCGGCGACTTTGTGACGCTTACGCTAGATGAAGAGCAGCTCTCGTGGAAGGGACACGCCGGTTCAGACACGAGCGTTAAGTGGGAAGTCACGGGGAAAACGGTCGAACTGGACAGCGATACTCCGAGCATCCTATGGACGCTTGTTTACGCAACCGAAACGAGCCCGCCCGCTGAAAGTCTATCTCATATACCGTGGCGCGCTGAACCCCGTGTGTTTTCGTTCCGCGCTGGTAACTCTATGCGCAATAATGATGTATTCTCGAAAGGCGTGGTTAGTGGTTTCGAACTATCATATTCGGCAGTATCGTTTGCCGTGACGTTAGGTAAGGGGATTGCGTCAGCGGGCGAGTCGCGTAGCGAACTACCGGATAGCTTCGGTTTGACCATGACCGCGTCTAAGGATACCTACCTGTATTGGGATTGCTCGCGCGGTTCAATTATCGTTCGAGAACAGTCGCTAGGCGGAGCGTACCCGACGGATGTAGGCGAAAACGAAATACTGCTATGGATAGTGACAACAGATGGGTCTGGTGTTGCATCCGTGTTCGATAACCGTGGCCATACATTCATCCAACCTTACACGATGTCGGCCTCGACATATGCAGGGACTCCAGACGCTGCGTCTGTGAATACGACATTTATGGGATGGAGAGAAGGTTCGCCGTGAGCAACTTCGCGCCAGACGGATATTTTCTCAGCACGGGCACGTGGAATACGGACGCGCAGAGAAACCAGACCACATTTCTCAGTGGAGACAGCTCCATTGAGTTTATACAAGGGACGACACTTACGTCGTTGGTTGCGCAGGAATATACGCCAGTACCGGTCGATAGAGAACGCTCGTTTCAAGTCGCGGCGCTAATACAGCAATATGGAGGGACTGGCGGCGGGCTATACATCGGCGCAAAGATGTACGATCAAAACAGAATTTTCACTCGCAACTCATCGAATTTTTTTACGATCGCAGCGGCTGGTGTGTGGACGAACATCGGAAATAATGTGAGCGTCTTAGCCGGCGAGACGTTTATGCGCCCGTATATCCGAAAGGATGCCGTGAATGTAGGCTACTACATCGACAGAATGTGGCCTACGCCCGTGCCTGGGCATGATCACACCGCGCCTTCTGGAGCATGGTCGCAGGTCATACCGTCCGGGGCAGCATGGAATACGATCACGAACTGGGGGGCTTTAAGAAATGGTGGCCTAGGGTTCTCGTATTCTGCGGGTGATATTACCGCTATGTATTCAGGGGTCGCGTGTGTGAACGCGACGATATGCTGGGATAATGCGACGGCAGCAATCGGCGACTATTACGAGATGCGTATCGAGTGGCTTAATTGGTACACGAGTTCTTTGCTACATGTGTACGGAAACGCAACGCCGGTATCTGCTGTCCCAGCAAGCGGCGGTCCAATACGCCAAATCGTTTCTGCCACAATACCGATTGAGAGCGGAAACGCGATCAGGATCCAGGTCAGGCAACAGACGGGTGGCAACCGCAACGTGGTTTGTGCTGCGAACCCGTCGTCCTCTGATTGGAGTAGTTTCCACGTGTCGATGCTGCACTAGCAGTATGGGGGAAGCATGAAACGGTTGTTCTTGGTCGGACTTTTGCTTGTCGCAACGTCGAGTTCTGTTTCTGCCCGCGGCGTCGAGGACCGTGCAGCGCGGTACCCGCTTGGGACGCTTGTCAACGCGGTAGCGTTGAACGCCGCGGCCGCGTCTCGGACGGCCACGTTCTCGGTCGATGGGGACCGGTCAGGATATGACCTCGCTGCGCTCTACATAGAGCATTCGAACAGCTCCGGCGCGCTCACGGTCACGATGAGTTGCACGAACCTCCCCAGCGCGACCGACAGCGACGCGACTCTACAGGACTGCACGATTGCGAGCGGCGTTTGTACGTCCGATGACGCATCGTGGGAGAAATCGGTCACTACGGACACCGTATGGCCGTGGAGGGTCGATATTTCGGGCTTTCCTGGGCAGATTGACTGCGTGTTCGCCGCGTCCGGTGCCGGAGCGAGCGACACGATAACGGTCAAGGGATGGTTGGTGACGAAATGACGCGCGCTCTACTACGCGGCCTCGTGGCGTTTGCGCTCGCCATGTTCGTCGTTTTCCCGGTGAGCGCTGGCACGCATTCCCGCGGTGCCCATTATGACCTCTCAGACAAATCTCTCCACGGCGGTGGCACCGTCACGGGCGACATCATTTTTTCTGGAGCATGCGCGTCGTTTCAGGATTCGGGAACCAACGATGGCTTTGTCTGTTGCGCTGACGGATGCTACGGGCTCCAACGCGGTGCCGACGAGGACCCGACGAACATCGTGCTCAGCTCTGAGGACGCGTGGAGTCAGGCGACGGTCAACACGAGCGGCGGCGACCTGGTCCTCGCGGCCGGTTTGGGGCGTCGACTCATTACCGTGGCCGACTACACGCTAGGGTCGACCGACACGGTCACCCTGACGGTCAACGGCGCCGATACGACACTAACTGAGGGTACCGATTGGGACTGCACGCCAACGAGCAATGACGCGTGCGCCACGGCCCTAGCGACGGCGATTGACACCGCTGCCGTGGGGGTCGACGCGACTGCTTCGAGCGCCGTGGTCTACCTCGACAAAGTTGCTGGGTCGTACGTCCGCACGGTCGATATCACGATTGCCGACGGCGGGGTTGACGGCGCGTTCGGCACGGCGACCGAGGGCGACGACGGGACTATCGTTTGCGACCACGACCTGTCAAACGTCGGGACGATCTATTTCAATACGGACCCCGACCATACGCATGTCGAAGGCGCGATGGCTTGGGACCCCGATGACAAGACTCTACACCTCGACACCGAGGTAACCGGCACGGCGCTTCAGATTGGCCAAGAAATCTACCTGCGCGCGACGAACAAGACGGGAGCGCAGCTCGACAACGGCACGGTCGTATATATCGACAGTGCGCAAGGCTCTCGTCCGACTGTCGCCAAAGCCGACGCTGACTTGTCGGCAGAAGCATGTAAGACGATAGGGTTGACGACGCACGACATTGCCAACAACGGCACCGGATACGTTACTACGTACGGCCTAGTGCGGGACATCGACACTAGTTCGTGGTCCGCCGGCGACGTGCTCTACCTGTCGTCCACCGCTGGTACAATGACGAACGTAAGACCAAGCATCCCGGCTCATTCGATACGTATTGGATATGTCGTTTTTTCGAACGCGTCAGAAGGCATCGTGTTCGTGTCGACGTTGCTCAACGCTGGAGTGTACACCGCGGTTGATGCGTCTGGCGCGGACACGATGACGTTCTCTCATGACGGGACTGACGGCGTGATAACGTCGCAAGCCGGCAACGTCAATATCGTGTCGGCCGGCGGTTCTATCAGTATGAGCGACGACGATGTGACTGACGTTGGGTCGGTCACGAGCGGGACGGCAAACGCTGCAAGCACCGGTTTTACACGCGCGGCAAATACTGAATGTCACGCATGGCGCAACGCCGCAAATGATGCAGACCTAAGTCTGTGTGCCGACGGGTCCGATAACCTAACCTATGGCGGCGATGAGGTTACGCTAGCAACAGGGACCCCGGTCGATAATCAGGTTGCTGTGTGGACCGCTGCGACAACGGTTGAGGGTGATGCAAATTTCACCTGGACTGGAACGGCATTAGCAGTAAATGGAGGTGTTGGAATTAACAAAAGTCCATCTTATGCACTGCACGTTTACGAGTCGATAAAAAACCAACTCAGTGTTTTTGAAAGCGGAGATCAATACGCCATTATTGGCTTCGCAGATAATTCGACAACTGGCTATGGTTATGTAACGATCGGTGCAGACGGCGATGACATGATGTTTTACGCGGGAAATAATCGTCGTATGACAATAGACGCTACCGGTAAGGTTGGTATAAATGACGATACGCCAGATGATACATTAGACGTAAACGGCAATGCGCTTGTTACATCTCTTACAACGCAAACAGCCAACCCAGCCTCAACTGGCTTTCTCCGCGGCGCAAACACGGAAGGTCTCTACGTTCGCAACGCAGCGAATAGCGCGGATGAATCCATTACGTTGGATGCAAGTGACTCATTCGTTGTTACCGCACCAATAACAGTCGATACTGGCGCTCAATGGAAGGCCGGCTCTAGCGTAGCGTCGATAATCTTACAAGAAACAGGCGTAGCGGCAGATAACGTTTGCTTGGCGACTAGCGGAGACAATTTTTATGTGTACCAAGGCGACTGTTCGACGCTTACGACGATTAGTGGATCGACGGTATATCTGCAGACCGCGGCCGGTGGATCATTGAATTTGGATGATACTACACCGACAGGTGACGCTAATGGAACGGCAAATATTTATTTCCGAGCGGATGATTCAGCATCGAACCTCCATACTATGGCGCGAATCGAAATGGACGTCACAGACGCCACATCAGGTTCAGAAGCAGCCGACCTTGTGTTCTACTACACAACACCAGCTTCCGGAGCTAGCGTGGAAGCTTTGCGGTTGGACGGGAGTGCTAGTACAGCAACAGCAACCGCGTTTTCAAGCGCGACAGCAAACCCCGCAAGTACCGGTGCTTTGCGTGTTGCAAATACCGAAGGACTTTACGCACGCAACGCAGCCAATGATGGGGATGAATCAATCACGTTGGACGCATCTGACATATGGCAGATAAGCAGTGACACTACTATCACGGGCACTGCACTGGCCACAACAGTAAATACAGCCACACTCCAAGCAACAACCAGTGACGTGTTGTTGCTAGCAAATTCAGCTGGGACAGCATATTGGAGCATCGTACTAAATAATCCCCAAATCGTGAAATTTCGAAACCAACTTAATACTGATTGGAGAACGCTTCAAGGCGGTTCAATCCACGCTGTAACTGGAGATTTGCAAGCCAAAGGAAAAATCAATTGGGACAGTAGCAGATCCGCAATGACTTCTCCGGCCGATGGTCAAGTGGCGTTTGCGGATAGCGCTGGCACCACCGGAGCGACTCTCGATACAAACGACGTAGCCGATACGGTAGTTGTCAAAGACCTCGCGGGCACCGGAGCTGGCTATCTACAGGCAACGGCGTATTCAAGCACAACGGCAAATCCCGCTAGTACAGGCGCTTTGCGCGTTGCAAACACAGAGGGTTTGTACGCACGCAATGCGGGTAACGACGGGGATGAGAGCATTGTCCTAAACGCGAGCGACTCGTGGGAATTCAGTACAGACATCACAGTCCCAACGTACGAGCTATGCATCGTCCCTCCATCCGGAATTCTCACTGGCCCAGCCGCTGCTCCGTCGCCTTGTGTCAACGACCTAGGAGACGGCGCGGGTGACGATACTGGTGCCATTGGCGGGTTGTGTTTCGATAGCTCGTCTACCGATATCGTCTACTACAATTGGGAGATACCCGATTGCTGGGATGGAGCAAGCGACATGGCCGTCAAGGTGTACTATACTACGAGCGATGGTAACGCAATGGACGCCGGTGAAGGCGTTACGTGGGCCGTGACGTACCGCGAGATGGTGGACGGGACCGACGCGCTCAACAGCCGTACAGCGCAAACGGTCACCGAGAACTACACCTCATCCGCCGGCGATGCGGACGGGACGACATTCGTTGAAGAGTTGACGATAGACTACGATGCTAGCGGGACCGTATTGGACGCTGGCGACACCATGTATGGGTCCCTATTCCGCGACCACGACGATGCGGATGACGATTATGCGCATGATGCTTTGCAGTATCGTGCTGAGATTTGTTTTCAGTCTACGACCCCGACGTGCGACCACCAATGATGGGTGCCGATGCGATGACAACAGCGTTGCTGGCTGGGGTTTCGTCTGTCGTCGTTGGTGCTGTTCTGCTAGGCTTGCGTCGAGCAGGCACGCACCGCGACGAGACGACGGCTCACACGGCAGCGATAGCCGTGCTGCAATCGCGGTTGGAACATATCGACACGAGTGTAGAGCGGATTGCCGACACCATTGACCGGATCGAACGTAAGGTCGATACTCTCCCGTGCTCAGAATGCACGCCCGTGCAATCGTCACGAGCCGGATAGGGGTGGCAATGGAAAACGACGTCGCGGATATCCTCGAAGTGATCGGAGAAGCGTGCGCCGGCAAACGGTGGCATGCGCTAGCGGTAGCTATCGTCGTTGTCGTCGTCCGTCTATACCGTCGTCCTGACGTCCAAGCGCTTGTACCCGCGTCATTGCGCTGGAACCGCATTGCGTTCCCGTGGCGGTTGCTACTCGTGTTCGGTGCGGCGGCGGGTTCGTCTCTCGTGACCGGGATCCTCGGCGGGCAGACAATCGGCGCCGTCGTGCTCACCGCTGTTTCCGTAGGCATTGCTGCGGTCGGGGCGCACAAAGTGAGCAAGGCAGCGGGCCACGCCCAAACGTCTGTCGCTCTACGCAAGTCCGGCCCGCTCTACAAGCCCGGGAGTATCAGGACGGCGCTCGAACCCGTGTTCCCGATTGACCGGCGTGCCATCGAGCTCGAACGCGGACTCGCGGCGACAAGGGCGCGGGCGAAACGCAACGCATGAGCCGGAAAGTCGAGCAACGCATTGCGGTGTGTGCGGATCCTCGTGGCCGGAAACGGTCTGTCGTTATCGCCAATAGGAGGTTGGTTGCCGTGCACCGCTGCGGCATGGGCGCGAATGCGGCAGCAATCGCGGATGGCTATAGAACCGTGCCGGACGCGGCGCGAGCCACGGGCGGACGAATGCCATACGCGCTCGTCGTCGGGGCCGACGGGACAATAGAGCAATCCGCTCTACTAACTGACGTTACGCCTCACGTGCGGTCATGGAACCCTGTTGCGATCGGCGTCGGGGTCGTCGGCGACTTCCGCGCGGCGGGCCCGCAGGTCTCGCAATACGACGCCTTGGTTTGGTTGTGCGCGCGGCTTGCTCTACTCGTTGGCGGTGTGACTAGGGTGAAGGGACACGACGAGCTTGACGGCGCGACGTCGTGGGTCGGTAAACGGTGCCCGGGTGAGTATCTACCGATGCGGCAACTACGTGCCGACGTTCGAGACGCTATCCCGTCTGTTTCGACGGTCGATTGGGGTATTCGTGTCTAGCATTCATCGCTATCGACGGCGAACGACGCCATCGTGAACCTGCGTCGAACGTGGGCGATAATGACGAAGCGACAGCCGCAATGCTTGCATGTGACCGCTTGCCGATCACCGTCGAGTAATAGGCGCTGAACGCACCATAGCTCGTCGGGCTCCTTCAGGCATCGCGGACAATGCGGTCGGTCGTACACTCTTTCTGACGTATGACCGACTCTCCGTTGCGAAGCAAGTCGGCTAATTGCGGGGAGTAGACCGTCACGCACCGTTGCCGTCGCATCTCGATATCGATAAATCCTCCGAGTGCAACCCATAGGCCGCACAATATGCCGACCACACTGATTATGTAGTCTTCGAACCGTCCGTTTGAAATCGCCTCATAGGGACTGCTATATCCCCTCATCATATAGTTTCCGGCGATCAGAATAGCGCCGAACCTAGCCGCGAACTTCGCTTTGTCTATCTTCATTTTGTCCTTGTGGGTTGGGTTGCGCCGGCAGCGTCCGTAGTTTTCGCAACCCAGCAGATGATCTCGAACACACACAAAAAGAGATTCGCTGCCGGCGCCGGGCTTATTCCCGTCTCTACGTTTTAGCCTGCTCTACACTCGCAAGCAATGGGGGAGTTTCCGCGTCTTTTGTCCCGTTGCGCCACCCGTTGCCAAGGCGCTCGGATTGCAGCCCGAGCGCGTCTCGAAGGTCGGTAACCTCGCCTTGGGCGTACGCTTGCGAGATCCCGCGAAGCTGCACAATATGATCGGCCGTTACGTCGGCAGGACTGTCGACCCCTAGTGCGGCAATGACTTCGTCGCGCTCGATACCTCCGGTATCCATAAACCATTTGAGCGCGGCGTCGATGCTCGCAGCAATGTCGCGCCCCGCTTCCCCGCGTTGGAGCGAGAGGCACGCCTCGTAGGCCGGATCGTAGACCGAGCGCGGTACGACATCCCAAATCGCGTTGCGGTAAGCGATTGCACATGCTGCTCGGCTCGTTACTTGGATCATATCGTCGCCGAACCGCTTGCCGGCTCGGGTAGTTATCCGGCGCGTCACCTCGCTCTGCACCGCGGTGTTGCTCTCGAGATCCCATGCGAGACCTTGCGCTATGACCTGACGGTCCTCGACTGCGAGGATCCGTGAGCCCGCGCGCATGTTGCCCCAGCTCGTGACTACGATTCGCGCGAGGTGGACGCTCGGGCCATAGATCGTGTTCGGGCGTCCATCCGCCCCCCGACGTTGCAGCACGTAGTAGCATTTTGCGGCCGTCGCAGCGTCAGTAGTAGCTAGTAGCGTGACGTGTTGCTGCGCGCGGACGACATCGCGAGGGTACTGTTTCGCCGTGGCAACCTGCATATCTATTTCCGCTTGCGCATAACGTTGCACGGCGCCGGGCTCCACGGGCTTCACGATGCTTCGTTGCTCGTTCATTAGCGCACGTCCTTTCGCATCGACGTCGATACCTCGACGGCTCCCGCTGCACGGATTGCGTCGAGTATTTCCGCGCTTACCTTCGTCTTATGACCTTTGGGGGCGTCGGTCTGAATTCGCTTCGTCAACGCTCCTTTCGGGGCCGTGAGCAGCCCGAGCAATGTCTCTGGCGACCACCCGAGACGCTCATGCAAGACGGGCCATGCTTTCGCAACTTGGATTGACTCGCGCGTCGTCTCGCGCAGCTCGACAGTGCGTCCGTCTGGAAGAGGGAGCGGTCCGTCGTGTAGAGCGTCGCGCAACGCCGCGTCGAAGTCGAAGAGCACGCCCCGTAGGAATTCAGCCCGGTCATACGCGACTGCGAGGCTATCGCGCGTCGGTCCGAGGTCGACGATATCGGTGATTAGCTCCGCGACATTGCGCGCGTGTCCAGCTCTCGCCGGGCAATCCATCCGTGACGGGCAGTAGCGACAGGTTTCTGTCGCTGGAGCCCATTGCTCGCCCGGTCG